AAGCCTAACTCTTTGGAATCTATTTTTCTATTTTTCGTTTTGAAAAAAATATGATGTAATTGCTCATAAAACGTCTTATTTTGCGTGTTTAGATCTGTTCCTTGTCATTATCCTAGAAATTACTTAAAATGCAACACAAGTCAATCTGTGAGCTTACAGGGGCATTATATGGCAAGTGGTGCCTCATCAACAACCAAACAAAAAAACCACTCGTTTGAGTGGCGTGTGTATGATTTTACACTTCTTTCATTTCTTCAAGCGTTTCTTCGATCGTTTTGTGCAAATCGTAGTAAAACACTCCTGTGTAATGCTCATCAGCTTGTTTGGTCCAAGTTTTATAATTTGTTTCGTCCATGATTTCATTGACCATTTCAGAGTGTTCATTCAAGTTAGTAATTAGAATTGCAAGAGCTTTTCTTGATGTTTTACGGAATCTTGACGTAAACTCGTACGCTTTAGCAATCTCTTGAAGCATACTGAACAAGTCCATGTATTGAGCTTTAGCGTAAGCAGGAATTTGGCTTTCGTGTTTTGGAAAATGTTCATCTACTTTTTTATCGTGCAGTTCCAAAGCGTCACTAAGTAATTCAATTTGATTTTTTAATTTCATTTTTTGTTTCTCTTTCTTTGTTTGATAGTTTAATTATAGAGTTTTTTTATCGGTTTGTCAATTGCAAGAATATTACAATTGCATTCCCGTTAATTTGTTTAAATATTTCGTTTTACGGTCGATGTGATACTCTAAATTGTTTCCCCACCGTGTTTGCAGTGAAAGTTTTAAGCATTCAATGATGTAACTTTTAAGCGTTCCGTTCGTGTTGACATCCTCTAAAGTGTAGAAATATTTTCCTTGTATTTTTCTCCAAGTATAAGAACTAGGGTCTATACTATCCTCTAGCGTGTAATCTGTATATTGACCCATATAGATTGGCCAGTCAGATTTTGTTACTTCGCTAGCTGCTGGCATCCAAGGAGTTGGTGGTTCTCCGTGTTCAATTTTATGTCCTGCGACCTCTAAACCACCTTTAGCTTTAGCTTCACTATTAAACCGAAAATACATAGCGATCTCTTGACCTGCTTTAAAACTACCTGTGTAAGACTGAGTTACAAATTTTCCGCCTGTATTGGTTACATCTTTTATAATAGGAGGTATTCCTGTGGGCTTATATGTTTCAACAATAAATTGACCAACATAACCAGCTTTTACTTTAACAAGCATAGAAAGTGAATAAATACCGTCTGAGGGGATAGTAAAACCTTTAGTTATACCTGTGTTATAAGCTCCGTTATATGACATCACAGTCAAACCCTTATAAGTACCACTCTTGTCCCAAGCGGTTGAATTCCACCAATCGCCACTGAAGTCTTTAGTCCTCTCTAATAGATTTAATCTAGGATAAACAATTGAAAATCTATCTGTACCGTCTGAACTATATGCCCATGCTGTGTGAATATATTTTCCATCCTCCTGTTCTACTCCTTGCGCTCCGTCAGTAGATTGTAACAAAGTGTAAAAGTGTTCTCTTTGTTCTTCCTCACTTGCGTTATACTCATTAAGTTCAAAGATTTCATTTTCGGCAAAGATTTCAAGTTCTTCCTTTTTTAAGTTATTGAAGCCGCTAGAAAATCGGATAAAGTTCAATGTGTTGTCGTTAATCATAGTAGTTACCTCTTAATTTTATAATATTTGTGTTATCTGTGATTGTATTGGCATAGATATAATGCTCGTCGCTCAAGAGCTGTACAGCCCTGTATAAGTTGTTTTCTGTTTCTTCGGTACAAATTACCATGAGTTCTATTTCAAGCGTCCTAAACGACTGATAAACGCTGGCATTGTTGCTTACTTGACTAACAATAGGGTGTATTTCAGCAAACATAACGCCCATTGGTTCTCTTTCATAATCCAAACTAACGGTAAAACCTAACTCTTCAAGAAGGTCTTTGAAGTCTAATTTTTTGTTTTGTAAGTTAATCATTTATTTCCCTTTGTAAGTGCCTAACAACCATTTAACACGATTAGAAAACCAGTCTTTGCGTCCTTGTGGACTGAAATATTCAAAGTTTTGTACATTTTGATTTTTGATAAAGTGGAACAATTCAGTTTCATCAAAAGAAATTGTACCGCTATTAAAAATAAAATCAAGGTTTTCAGCAATTTTATCAGCTAGGTTAGCTTTTTCGGCAAACTTTTCAGCTTTACGAACCTTAGGGCTATTAGCTTCGGTATTACGTACCAAACGCAAGAAATAAGATTGTTCAGCTAGCATGTTTAGCTTTCCTAGCGTGTTAATGATAATCATGTCAGCAATTTCACGGTTAATCACTTCATCTTTTTCGAGGTTTAGACTGTATTTTTTGTTTGTGTTGCGTTGATAATTGTTAATGTGTTGTTTTACCTCTAGCATGTCATGAATAACTTCCAAAGTGATAATTGGTGCATTTTTTAAAAAAGTGAGTTTTTCTTTACTGATTTTCATAGTTTGTATGTATTCCTTTCGATTAATTCCATTAAGTTAGTAAAATCAACAGCGAACAGAGGAGGAACAAGTTCTCTCACAAGTTCCTTTGCTTCCTCTACTCGTCCTTGTAGACTTAATTTGTCTACTTCATCTAAAATCATTTCATAGTCATATCCCATAGCTGAACTCCTTAAAATGGAAGTTGGTCGTCAGAAATATCAGCAGAAGAACCACCACCGAACAAGTCAACCGTGTTATTTTGTGGTTCGTTATTATCACGGTTTAGGTTAAATTCTGGTGTAACTTTAGCAAATGAAGCGTTGTAGTAAGTTTTATCCCCTTTTGTTTCGGCTTTAATTTGATCGATGTACACAGTTACGATGTCGCCATAATTTACGCTATCAGGTAACCAAATACCACCGATATAATGCTCAAATGGATATGCTTTAAATGATAGGACTTTCTTAGTTCCGTTTGATGTTTCAATTTGTTTTGTGTTAATTTCGTTTACTTTCAAAGTTTCAATAATTTTCATTTTTTGTTTCCCTCTCTTTATTTGATAGTTTAATTATAACGTGTCTATTTTCTTTTGTCAAGTATTAAGCATTCATGTTTACTTTTCCTTGTTTGCATAGTTCATTTGCACGGTCGCTTGACATTTCTTTATTTGCTACCATTTTTTTTAAGTCACTTAGTTTATATTGGTAGTTCGCTTTTGGTTGTGATTTAAGTTGTGTAACGTTATTTTTTCCTTTGTTTGTACTATCAGCGTCTTTGGTATCATCTAACTTCAACGCTTGACCGTAAGCATATTTACTTGCGTATGATTGACTAGCCCCAGTCGCTTGTGCTTTGTCCATTCCTTTTTTATTGATGTCAATGACTGCCCAACCGTCGCCAGTTGTAACATCGTTAAGGTTATCAGGGTCATAAATGTCAATATGAACATGTAACATCAGTTCGCCGTTCATTTCTTTCATTTCTGTGTACGCTTTTTCCATTAGTCCATACTGCAATAACAGAGGTTTCAAAGCCGTTTGAATATCCTCGTTGTTTCGAAAATTGTACTTTCCAAAACTGTTATATTGACTTTTTGGTACTTTGATTTCATTGATTAGTTTTAGAATTTTGCTTTCCATTATAGGCTTACTCCTTTATTTACATGTTTTTTGTACATTTTCCACAAACATTTAAAGAACCCTCTGATGTATCTACCAAGTTCTTCGGCTACATTTTCAATGATTTTAAATGCAAGCCAAATAAATATAATTGTTAATAATAAAGTCAACATTATTTAATACCTCCGATGTATTCATGTATTTGTTTTAATTGTTCTGTGCTATCTTTTTGCGTGTATTTTCCTTTCCTGCCCGTTTTTGTTTTCTTTTCAGGAGGTGGAAAACCATTTGCGTTGAAATACCGCCTAGCGTACTCAAAGAATGTCAGTGCATTAGTGTAATTGTGTTCCCCTAGCATTTTATGATATTCTAGGCTAGTTTCACGCCATTTATTGAAGTCGTTCCAATTCAAAACCATAATTCACCTCTTTAATAAACCAACCATTCAAAGGTTTGTCTTTGTTCACCCATAATTTTAAATAACTTTCTGTAACACCGAAGTGTTTTGCCATATCCTCAAAGGTTTTAAACCATAAGAATTTTTGACGATTTAAAGCACAATATTTAAACACGTTTCGCTTCCTCTCTTCTTTTAAGTTCTTCTAGTTCTGCTTTTCTGCCTTTGAACTCCTCAAAGATTGATTTTTGAAGTGCTACCCAATCTTCTGCTTCAGACCGTTCAAAACCCATTTTGATAGCCATGTTAATATAATCGCTATATTTGCCCATGTCTTTATCAAACGGTTCATTAGGTTTCTTTCCTGCCCTTACAGAGTATTTTAAAGCATTTGTTAAAGCAAAACCTTGCCCAATTGTAAAGTTATATTGCCAAAATTTTAAGTCCCATTCAGAACCCCAAATTAAAAACTCTTCTAATTGAATGCCGTGTTTATTTGTGTAATATTCTTTTGCCATTATCTTTTAACCTCTAAAATTTTGTTTCCTCTCTTAACTTGATGACTTAATTATACCGAACTTTTTTAACTATGTCAATTACAATTATATTTCATTTCAATATAATCTTTGTAACATTCTTCTGAACAGAACATTTTTTTAGCATTGTATTGTTTGCCACAAGCTAGACATTTGCCACCCTCTGCGATAAAATGAACGTTTTGTACACCCCATTCATCACACCAAAACTCTAGCGTGTTGTTTGCCTGTTGTTCTTCCATGCCTAAAACATCAACCATATATTTGAAGCATAAAGATAACTTAGATTCAAACTTGCTTAGATGTTCTTGCATGAAGTCATACACTTCTGTTACATCAGCTTTTGACTTTCTGAACTCTTCTAACTGTTCTAAGTCTGTCAATCGTGGTGGATATTCTCTCTTAGTTCCGTCATCATAATAATATACTACTTTTTCGATTGCCATTATTTGATACCTCTCTCTTTGATTTTGTTTGCTACTACTTTGTAATACATTCTTGTTTCGTTGATAAACATGTCGTTTACTTTGTTTTCTTTCTGACGTTTTCCTTTTTGTTCTAAGCTATCTAATAACTTAACAAGACCTTTTGCTGTGAACTTTTCGATGAAGCGTTCCATTTCTTCTTTTTTATCTGTTTTAACGCCTGTTAAACGCTCATAGAGAACGATTAAGACATCTAGCATAGAAATATCTTCAGTTTGTTTATAATAGCTATAAACGCTATTTAAAAGCCCTAGGAGCATATCTTTTTCCATATCTGTTATTGGTTCATTTTGCTGAAGTCTTACAGCTATTTTATTAAGTGTTTCGAGTGCAATTTTCATTTGTTTAACTCCTTTTCAAGTTTATTTAATTCTAACATATTTCTTTTGAAAAATCTACTACTTTGTTCGGCTTTTTTAATTTCGCCACAATCTAAGTATCGTTTAATTCTTTCAGCATCACGTACCATGAACTCAAAGCGATTTCTAGCCCAACGTTCTTTGTTTTCTCTTTCTAGTTTATCCATTTGATAACCTCTCTTAACTTGATGACTTAATTATACAAAAGAAAAACCGTAATGTCAAAGACAAAACGGTTAATCGTTAATTTCTTTTAGTTTTCCTTTTTGTTTCAATGCTGTTAAAAGCCTTTCAGACTCGTTTTTTGTTTCCTCGTATTCTTCCCCCTCTTTCTGTTCTTCCTCTAATATCTCTTTAGGTTTATTGCCTGTGGGGTCTATAATTTGAAACTGTTCCCCTACATAACCTAGACAAACTTCTTTGTCATAAGCGTAGTTACGAGCTTCAACAGTTAAAATTGAATACTTGCTGCTTTTTCCCATTTTAGGGCTTAGACATAAACAGAACTCAAACCATGCACCAATGGCGCTACTACCTAAAGCGTGAGTACTTCTAACTCTAAAACTCTTTTCCTCTAACGATTGATTATTTGTATCTTTTCTAGCGTGAGCAATTAACAAGAAAGTCACATCATTTAAAAGCAATTTCAATCGTGTTATGTTATTCAGAACGTCATTCATACTTGACATGTCGTTTAGAGTGTTTCTATCTGTCAGCATGTCTTTTAAGTTATCTAAAATGACAAACTTGATGTCGTTTTCTTTGATGAATTTATAAAGTCCATTCATGTGGTCCGAGTTGTCTAGCTTAAAAATTCCCCCAGTAATGAAATGCAAATTATCAGGAACATCACTATAAACCTTTAATCGTTGATGTAGAACGAAGTCAGTATCTTCGTTGTCAATTATAAGCACGTTTGCTTTTTTAGTTTTAAAATAGCCAAAGGGAACACCTTTAGCTACACTCAACGCCATTTGTAACGTGGTAGAACTTTTAAAAGACTTTTGGGGTGCAATTGTCAAACCTGCCTGACCTCGTGGTATTAAGTGTTCTATCAACCATTCATTACCACCTTTAAAATCCTCTTTTTCTTGTAACTCCTTAGCTGTTATAACACGCTCAAACAAGTCTTGCATTTTAATAAACCTCTTTTACTTTATAGTCAATAAAAATATCATTTTTATGGTGTAGCGGTTTACAATAAGTTTTAAATTCATAATCAGGGTAGATATTTTTTAATTTAACTAGCCAATATTTAGCACGCTTGACTTTCCACTCAAAATCATTTGCTTTATTGATATCTTTGTTGATTGCTTTGATGTCGTCTTCAATTATCATTTGTCATATCCTCCTTTTAATAAACTTACAAAACCTATAATAAAACAACCTAAGCAACATAGAAACCAAACACCATAGAGCGAACTGTGTACACTCGCTATAACTCCAAACACTGCTGACATTAACCAATAAACGATAAACATATTATTTACCTCTTTCTTTTTATCTATGCTTTTATTATAACTTAAATTATATTACAATTCAAGCTATCAAATATTTATTTTTAGTTACCTTATTTTAAGTAATAGTTGCCCTTGCCTTTTTGGTAAAGCCCCTAGCCCCTAACGTGTCTTGTTATCCCAGCAACCTAAAGAACAAGTAAACAAATTTCATTCTTGTTGTATAATAGGTCTGTCAGACTTCCAAGCGTCACGGAGTGTTTCTGTTCACGACACTCATGGAACTTGTAAAATTTCATTTAATGCTAACCTCTATCTTTTTTTGTATGTTATTTCAATTTTCAATTAGTTGTCCTTTTTAGCAACTATAGACAACTCAAGGCAAATTTTACAAAGACTTTCGATAATTACTAGCCTATTCGGTCTAATGTTCTCTACATCTAAACTGTTAACAAGTCATCAGCTAACAGCCGTTAAATTTTTTATATATATATTATAACATACGATTTTTTAAAATCAAGTAAAAAAAACGGGGTCAGAAATAGAAGAATGGCTTAACCATGGGAATAGTGAACAATATATTATTTTTTGGTTACAAATTATTTAATATAATTGTAAACTATCTAAATCTTTTGTTTGTATGATAAAAGTAAAACTAAAAAAACAGTATGCTATAATAATACCATAATCAATGAGGGAGGTAAAAGCATGGCAGAAAAAAACATCTATTTTGTTAATGATGAAGTAGAACTAAAACAAGTGTTAGAATTTATTAACAAAACTGACTACGGTATTAACGTTGACAAAACACGCGAAGATGTTTATGCAGTCGTGACCTCTTATAACCTCCCTATTTAAGAGGGTAGAAATGAAAAAAATTTTAGCTATTGACTTTAGCACAGCTAGTAAGAAAGACGAAGGAACAGGGTACGCTTTTAGAAAAGACGGTCAATTGTTTGTCGGTTCTATTAAAGCATACAACGCAAAAAAGAACGCGTGGGAACGTACCTTTGACATTGTAAATGCAATTAAAGATGTTATAGATGAGTTTGACTTAAAAGATTATCACATGGCTATTGAAACACCTATCATGGGTAGAAACAGAAAGCACAGTATCACGCTTGCGAATTGTAACGGTTATTTTATTGGTGCTATTGACGGTCTAGTAAATGGTTATACTTTTATTGATAACTCTAAATGGTGTAGCTATCATTTAATTTCAGGTAAACGAGAACAACGAAAAGAAGAAAGTTTGGAACTTTTAAAACAGACTGGACTTGTTCCGCTTGATTGCAAAGATGACAACATGGCAGACGCTTATAACATCTTGACATATTGCGAACACTTGGGTTAATTGTTCCCTTATAAAAAACAATAATAATAATTGGAGGTGGTAATATAAAAATATCTCAAAACGGTTTGGACTTGATTAAAGAATTCGAGGGTTGCCGATTGACTGCTTACAAGCCAGTACCGTGGGAACAAATGTACACAATCGGTTGGGGACATTACGGTGTTACGGCAGGTACAACTTGGACACAAGATCAAGCAGATACTCAGCTAGAGATTGAAATCAATAATAAGTATGCACCTATGGTTGACGCTTATGTAAAAGGTAAAGCAAACCAAAACGAGTTTGACGCCTTAGTGTCATTGGTTTATAACTGTGGTAATGTTTTCGTTTCTGACGGTTGGGCAGAGTTTAGTCATGCTTATTGTGCTTTAATGATACCGAAGTATCGTAATGCAGGCGGTCAAGTCTTACAAGGTTTAGTACGACGCAGACAGGCAGAACTTGACTTATTTAATAAACCAGTTACTGGTAATTCAAACCAAAATATTCAAACAGGAGGAATGATTAAAATGTACCTTATTAAAGGACTAGACAATTCAGGTAAAACTAAACATTGGTATGTTTCTGACGGTGTAAGCGTTCGTCACGTTCGTACAATTCGTATGTTGGAAAACTATCAAAACAAATGGGCTAAACTTAATTTGCCAGTTGATACAATGTTTATTGCAGAAATTGAAAAAGAGTTCGCTCGCAAGATTGACATGACTTCAGGAGAAGTGAAATAGGGGGAGTGAATGAGCTTATTTAATCTCTCACGCAGAGCTGAAGATGTGAGCTTTTCAACTTTCACAGTCCAAAACCCTACAACAGATTTGTTGCTAGGTAAGTTATTGGGCTTAGTTTCCTATTTCGATAATGTTGATTATTCTGAAGCGTCCAAGCTTTCAGACTTATTCTTTTGGGCTTTACAAGGTCAAGAGGTATATCGTGTTTGGTATGGTGGTTTCAAGTATTATGCTCAAAGAGTAAATGCAGACCAGTTTAACATTATAGTCAGAGAACCTAATAGAAGATTAGTAACTATTAGAACAAACGACTATGAAATGTTATTAAACCCTTTCTACGGTGCTAACCCTCAACGGTTTGGCGTAATGTTTGGAATGGCTAGTAATGGTATTGGTAGACGTCTTGACTCTCAAGCTCAAATCAAAATCTATTGGAAAACTAAAGTTTCTAGCGGTTTGAAAGAAGTTTGGGACAGAATTAGAGAACGTCTAACACAACAGCAACAACTTGCAAGAGAATTTAACGGTTTATCGGTTATCGGTTCAGATGATGATATCAAACAGATTCAACCAGATTATAGTGGTTCGCTGCAAAATGATGCAAACCTTGCAATTGAAGTTGCTTTGAGTGAGTACGGAATCCCTAGAGAATTGCTTTATGGACAAAGTAATGAGGTTACTATTATCGCTTTCGCAATTCAAAAAGTGTTGCCACTGTTAAAACAACACGATAATAACATAGTTTTCAATCAAGAGAACTTTGTTGCTTATATATCAACAACAGCAAAAGGGGGAAATATTGAAAGTAAGAGCAGTAAGAGGAATAGCGAACCCGTTGGGGACAATTGATTCACACGGTACTGTTATTGAGTCCATCGCCAACGCAGGCGACGGAGTAGATATCTTAAACCGTCATAGGGAAAAGATTGGTTCAGGTTTCGTACATCTTGAGGGGGACAATGTAATCTTGACAGGTTACGTTGACGAAGAACAGTATACAGCCGAAAAAATCGAAGAAACAGGCTTGTCAGTTGGTTTTAATGCTAACGGTGTAAAAGCTCGTGAAATTGACGGAGTAGGCTATTATAAAGGTGTTACAATCACGGAGGTGTCACTTACTCCGTTACCAAGTAATAAAGGTGCTAAAGTGACAAAAGTAAGAGAAGAACAAAAAGGAGAACAAAAACAAATGGGTGCAAACGAAACACAAGAAATCATGAAACAAGCAATTGAAGCAGGCGTAAAAGTTCGAGAACTTGAAGCTAAAGTAGAAGAGCTTAACAAAGAACGTGAAGAACTTAAAAAAGAACGTGAAGCATCTATCCCTAGCGAAAAACCTCAAGACGTAGAGCGTAAATTCATGCGTGAACTTGGGAACAAAATGGCTGAAATGCCTGAACAAGGTTTCTTGCGTGAATTTTCTAATGCTTCAGATTTGAACGTTGTCAACTCTTTGGGGTCTATCACATCTAAATATGCTCGTAAGTCAGGTATTTATGACGGTGCTATGAAAGCGCGTTTCCAAGGTTTGACGCTTTCAGAGGACGGTGTAGATGATACTTTCATCCAAGGTACTTTCAAAGCAGGTACAGATAAGAACAAAGCTCAAGCGGCTACTAAACGTTCACTACGTCCACAAATGGCAGAGGCATACTTGCAAATGGACAAAGCAACCGTTCGAGGTGTAAACGATTCAGGTGCGTTATCTGAATATGTAATGTCTGAAATGGTAAACCGTGTTATTCAAAAAGTGGAATACAACATGATTCTTGGTTCTGCTGACGGTTCTAACGGTTTCTATGGTTTAAAAAATGCCAAAGACGGTTGGACAAAACAAATTGAGTACACAGACTTGTTTGAGGGTATTACTGATGCAGTTGCTGAAGCCTCAATTTCTGACGCAATCACAATTGTTATGAGTCCACAAACTTTTGCAGAGTTGCGTAAACTCAAAGGTTCAGACGGTCATGCACGTTTCAATGAGTTGGCAACAAAAGAACAAATTGCTCAATCGTTTGGGGCGGTTAATCTTGAAACACGTGTTTGGATGCCTAAAGACGAAGTAGCAGTTTACAACCATAACGAGTACGTTCTTATCGGAGATTTGAACATGGAAAACTACAATGACTTTGACCTCCGTTATAACGTTGAACAATGGCTTTCTGAAACTCTCGTGGGTGGTTCTATTCGTGGTAAAAACCGTTCAGCATACCTAAAAAAAAGAGGGTAGTGAATAAGGAAGTGTCACGAGTGCAAAAATAAGAAAGGAAGTAAATAATGGCTGAATTTAATATTACAGACCGTTATGCTCAACAAATCGAGAATGTGATAAATGGAGGGGACGTTAGTGATGAGTTCCCTCTCTTGTCACGTATCCCTAAAGTCGGGGCAGATTTATTGCAGTCGGTCAATCTAACAGGGTTTCCTGAAGCTAAAGAGCAAGGGCAAACTGATAGCGTGTTAAGCGTAAACGAAGAAACTTATAAAATTCTTACCCCTCGTGGTTTTGGTTTTGGTATTAATCTTTCTGATTCAGGTAATTTAACTGCTGACGGTGTACAAAGTGCATTGAATACAGTGCTATATACTTTGCATCAAACAATCGAAAGCCATTTAATTTGGGGTGGAGTTCATAGCTCAATCGCTTCAAGTTCAATTGTTGGGGCTGTTAAACAGAAAGCAAGTGCAGATAAGTTTTCACAATCAGGTGACGATGTTCTTTTTGTAAAAGAAAATGATTTCACACCAGTTGTTAATGGAGTGACTAAAACTGAAACTTTGAGCTTTAAACACTATAATGACGGAGGGGATAACACTTTTAACAAGGTGCTCATTAACCCTTACAAAGGCATTCTAGCAGGGGACTTAGTACCAGAGTTTAATGTGACTAAAGATGTTCGTCATAACAAAGTACAAGTATATGGCACTATTACCGTTTGTGGTGGTTTCCTTAAAGACGGTGCTGTTAAAGTTTGGAAGTAGTAGGAGGATAAAAATAAATGGCATATACATCAAAAAACGAATTGACACACGGTCTAGGGTATGGGGTAGTTTTCACAGACCCAACAGGGTCAAGAGCAGGTATCCCTATCGCAGGTTTGCGCGGTATTGAAACAGAGAACAACCAAGAAAACACAAATTTCTATGCAGGGTTTAACGCTCCTTATCGTACAATCGCAGGCTCTAAAACAACGCAAATCTCAGTTAAGTCTTATGACCTACCTGATGAATTTGCAACTCACGCTTTAGGGTTTGGAAATGTTCAAGGGTTCTTAACTGACGACGTAGCAAATTACAAGCCTTATGGTTTTGCTTATGCTGAACGTTACCGTGATGACGACGGAACAGGGTACAAAGCAACATTCTTTCCAAGTGTTCAGGCTACAACACCTAGTGACACGGCAGAGGCGGACGAAGAAAGTCCAACTGGTAAAGAGTACGAACACAAGGCAACCGTGACGACTGGAGATTTTACACTTAGTGGTCAAAAACGCTTGTTTGTTAAGTTCAAAGTGTCTGACAAAGACCTAGCAACTGGAACAAACGGACCAGCGCTTGCTTTCAAAAAGTTGTTTACAGATCTTAAACCGCTCACAGCTACTGACATCAAAGCGTAATTTTAAGAGTGGAGGGCTTGGAAATAATAGTTCCCACTCTTTTATTTTAATTTATAAGGAGATACACAGATGAAGAAAGAAGATTTTAAATTTGATTTTAAAGCATTAGAACGTATGGAAGATAACGGAATTTATTTCGGAGATCTAAATGAACGAGATTATCACAGTTTGGCATTGTTCTTTTGGGCTTGTTCGCCACAGTACACACTTGACGAAATTTTAGGGGCTTTAATTGGCGGACTTTTACCTGTTACAGTTGCCGAACTTATGGAACAATTGGTAGACGAAACAAAAAAAGCGATAGCACTAGCAAAGAAGAAATAAGGGAAAACGCAAGAATTACAACACTTGCAATTGTTAGTGCTATGACAGCTTTAAGAGTTCCCTATGAAGTATATAGCCATAGACCTTTGGGGTGGACATTAAAACTAATTTCAGTGTTGACACCTAAAGAGAAAAAGAAAACAACAGCAGAAGAGCTAAACAAATCGGAACATGTGGAGGTAAAATTATGGCAACCACCAAGCAAATCACAGGACTAGAAAAGTTCACAGAGAAACAACTCAAAAAGGTTTGGTTAGAAATGGTTGATAGCTTTAATTCTAATCAGAACACAGTCAAACGCAGTTATAAAAGTTCATTGGGTGGAAATTTTTCACGTTACCCTGTTAAGTTTGATACTAAGAAAATTAATAAGCAAGTAACACGTTCATACGGTTCACTAAAAAGCGGAAATATTGGTATTATTAACGGTTTTAAAGACAAAGATGAAAGTTGGAGAATGCTTAATGTCTTGCTTCATGACCGTCACTTACACCAACGTTATGGACAAACACTAATTAAAGCTACTCACGAAATGGACGACAAAACAAAAACGATTAATCGTAAATTAAGGAGTATAACAAACAATGGCTAAAGAAAAATATGTCATTCAGGCAGAACTAGACACTAAAGGCGTTTTAAGTAGCGCTAGGGAAGCTCAAAGAGAAATTAATAATATCGGTCGCCTAGCTAAAGAAACGAACAGAAACGCTCAAATAACAGGCTCTGTGACTATGAAAGACAAAGGTATTAAAGAAACTCAAAGAGCTTTAAACCTTGCTAAACAGAACGTAGACAATTTAACAAAGGCACTTGCAAACGCAAAGATGTCAGGTGCTACACAAAAACAAGTACAGGCATTAGAAAGTCAACTAGTTAAAGCACAAACTCAAGCGATAAGATTAAGCACAGAGCTTTCAAAAATTGGAACAAGTAAGGGGTCTAACTTATCAGGTGCATTTGGTAGTGTCAAAAGTTATGGTTCAAACGTGCTTTCTACTTTCTCAAAAATTGGGAACATAGCGAGTGGAGTTAATGCAGTGATTGGGCTTGTTACTGGTGGAATTTCAAAGGCTACTGATTTAGTTGGTGGTTTTGCTAATAACTTGATGACTACTTATGACCGTCAAATTCAGGCACAAAAGAGTTTATCAGCTACTTTGTCAGACGGTGCAGAGGGTTACAAACATTTCAATTCATATATTGATTCAGGAAATGAACTACTAAAATCACAACGTAATGACCTGAACGAGTTAGGATCTACCATTTCAGGTTTTACTAGTCTAACAGGCGACCAAGCATTTAAAATTGTTAATTCAATTAATGCCGTGGGTGACAGCTTAGGTCTAGGAATGGACACACAAAAACAATTCTCTTATGGTTTAGCTCAAGCATTAGGGGCAGGAGTTTTGCACGCTCAAGACTTCAATCAAATCATGCAATCAGCACTTGGTGCACAGTTCCGTGATATGTTGATTCAAGCATATAACGAAATTAACCATACTAGCATAGGACTAGGAGAGTTCAAGCAAGCCATGGAAGATGGGGCTATCGGTACAGATGTGATGAATCGAGCCTTGGAATTGTTTCAACAGAAAGGGAATGAATTAGTTGCTTCAGGCCCTAGTACGTGGGGTCAAATTCGTGAAATGATTTCTAACGGTTTCAATACAAGTGCTTTGGACGGTTTCCGTAAAGGGTTAGGCGATACAGGTATTGACATGAGTAACCTAGGAAACAACGCCACAACAATGGCAAGCACTATCGGAAGCCAGTTAGGACAAATGGCAGGTAAAGCAGTCGGGGCATTGACAGAAATCATTGACAAGAACAAAGATGGTAAAGTGTCACAAGATGAAATGAAAGACGCAGTTAATGACGCCAAAAGAGCGGTAGAAAAATTTTTCAATAAAATCAATTTTACCTCTATTGGTAGTTTCTTAGGTAAAGTTGGTTCAATTATTAGTCAAATCAGAGATGTTTATAATTGGGCTAACAACGCTTATGGTGCTGTTCGAAACTTGTTGAGTGCTTCACGTAATATCGGAGGTAATACTGGTTTACTTGGTAAAGCATTAGGTTTCAGAAAGAACAGTACATGGGGCGACGCTTTTAGTGACTTTCATTGGGGTTGGTTAAGAAGTAATATTGACCCTCTAGGAATTAAAGAACCTACTTCACTAGGTAAAAAAATTCTAGGTTCAAGAAATGGACAACTACCATTGGACTTACAATTCTTTGCAGGTGGTAGGGAAGCAATCAGCAGAGCTGTCAATACGGTCCAACCTTATGCACGAGCAACAAAAGGAACAACCGCAACACCAAGCATTGGAACACAAGACAACTCACAACAAGACATCAAAATTTACGTACAATCTAGTGCAGACGGTCGTAGAATTGCGAACGAAATTTATAACAAACTAGAAAGAAATGGGGTAAAACTAAATAAGCGTTGATTTATACTAAAAGTAAGCTATACAATAACCCTAAGTGGATAAAAAAGGCGCGTGAAGAAAAGAACAGGGTAGGACATTGTGAGAAGTGTTGGAGTACAGAACACTTAATTTGTCATCACGTTATACCACTACAATGGCAAAACGACATGTTAGAGGTCAACGACTTTGACAAAGAGGTAATAAATGTACCTACCGAAGTTCTTTGCCATAAATGCCACCAAGGGATGGAACGAAGCGGAGATTTGATAGACTATGCTAGAATTATAGCGGAGGGTTTAATATAAGGAGATATAAAAAATGAGTTTAATTCAAGAGTGGATAGGACAAGAGAAAGATAATGGCGAAATGATTAAGCTGCTAAAGAAAAAAGTGGTTAAAATCGAGCATGAAATAGACTACAAAAAGGCGGAGAAAATTTTTAACTTCATTGAAGAGTTTATGACTTTGCCTAATAACGAACGCTTTAAAATCATACCATACCACAAGGCGGTACTTACTTTGATGTATTGCACGCCTTATCAGATTGACGAGTTTGTCGTAATTGTAGGACGTTCAAACGCAAAATCTATTCTTGATGTCATGATAGCCTTAATTGAACTCTTTTTGTTTCCTAAACCTAATAGCGTCATCGCTTTAATGGCTACCAAAAAAGACCAAGCAGAAAAAATCTTGATGAAGCATTTTAGAGCTATGGGAAACTGTCAAGGTACTATCATTAATAAATTTAAAAACCAGTTTAAGCTGAACAAAGAGCAAATCATCGTAAAAGATAACTCAATTCTAAAAAGCAAAGGTACAGAGATTTCTATCTATGCTAGTAACGAGGATACACTGGACGGTGGACGTGAACAACTTGTGATAATAGATGAGTTTGGTGCGTTTAAAAAGAACCCTCTTATTACTATTAGACAGGGGTTAAGAAAAAACAAGGGGACGCTTTTTATATCTACCACAAATAACGTCATTCGTGGCGGTGCTTATGATGACGAGCTTGAAAGTTGGAAAGAATGGGTAAAAGATGATGATTTCAGTCATTGGGTATTCTATTATGCCTTAGACGATTATGACGAAGTAAAAGACAGTTCAAAGTACATCAAGGCAAACCCAGCTTTAGGCTACACCCTAACACTTGAGGACATTCAAAAGGACTTCATAGGGGCAATCGGTAACCCTGTTAAAATGGCTAAAATTATCACTAAACGATTCAATTTGTCAATGACCGACAGCACTACTATTTTTAGCAAACAATTAGTTGATAAGTGTCTAGTACCGCCATTAGACTTCGAGGGTCGTTTAGTTGCTATTGGTTCAGACTTTTCGGTTCGTGGCGATGTTTGGGGTACTGTGATAGGTTACAGAGAAAACGGACACTATTATTTTAAAGCTATCCCTATCATGCCAGAGGGTGCAGACGATAAATTTAAGCACTTAGGGGAAACAATAACACACGAAGGAATAAACAACATGACAGACGAAGCATGGGACGCTTTTATGAGTGCTATGAATGGTAGTGTTCCGATTGCGTTGAATTATGACCCTAACTATGCCAAAAATTTCATTGATAAATTTGAACAAACCTATGATGTTGAATTTTATAACAAAGTAATGCAGAACAGCTTTAAGCTATCTAATACCCTAGAGGCCACACAAAAGCTCATGGAGGAGGGTAAAATACATTTTGATAGTAAACTACTAGCGGTGCATTTAATGAACGCAGAAACAAAAATAAACGATTTTGGGCTAATGCGTATTATCAAAAAGGGCTATACAGACAAGATTGATTTGGCAGACGCTTTAATTAACTTGATGTGGTGGTTCTTAGAAAGTGAAGAAAGTGAGGACTATTTCATTTAATGACTATGACAGAAGAAGAAAATAAAAAAATGCTAGAGGCGTTAAAAACCCTAGCTTTTGGAGGAAAAGAAACGAAAACAGTCATTCAATACAAAAACAACCCAAACGGACGGAAGACAGAAACAGGGCGAACAGTTACAGAAGTCAATAAACTACCAGACCGTTCAGCATTGTTAAAACTAATGGAAATCGAAGGGGTTTATGTTGACGCAAATGTGAAACTTAAACAACAAAAAGTGGACGAAGTAAGCACAGAAAAAGAACTAGTAGACTTAGTGGAGGGCTTAGCAATAGAATGACTATTTTCAAGGCGTATTGCTGGAATCCTAACACAGGTAGAGATTTCACAATCAAAAAACCTAATTGGAACATTGTACAACGTTGTTCTTTGAAGAGTATCGAAACACTTCAATTTTTGCCACAACACATCTATTTGTTAGACGGAACGACAGGTTCAGAAACAAGCAAGCGTTTGCAAAGAAAGAAATGTCCTGACGACTGGAATAGACCTTTTAGCTATGGTTCTGTCATCACTAAACCACAAGAAGAGAATAAAATAAGTGGTATTGCTTTTTGTACAGATTATGAAAGAAAACAACGTTCTAATTTATATCCTAACTTTGTAACACCTAATCTTACGCAAGGACAAAAATACGGCTTGTCAGGTACTTTATACAATCCAGGTATAAATGTACTAGAGGTACGGTTAAAATTGTTATACGGTACCAAAAATGAGCTTGTAGGTACATACCAAGTTCAACCTAATCAATACTTAGATGTAAAAGAAATTTACACGCTACCTAGTACGGAAACGGTTGAAAAGTTTGGTATAGCTTTTGAAGTTGCACAGACAAGCGATTTTGTACAATTTGAAGTGTATTTGCCTAAAATTGAACAAGGTGGAGAGGTTACTCCGTTTGTTGAGGATAGAGATGAATTTTATAGCTATCAAAAAACTAACGCAGATGACGGAACGCCGCCGTTTACTGGGATTTATGAGGGTACACCACCACAAAGTACCGATTATAAAGTTTATACTTGGACAGGTTCCAAAACTAATAAAGAGCTTTTTTACTTAGAAGAAAGAGGAATTTGCAAACAAGAAGTCGTTTGGTGCTATAGTCGCCCCCTTAATCAACGTGTATTGATTGGAATTGATTCAGACACTTATGACACCGAAGCAGGTAGAACGATCAAATTTCATGTTTTGAACGGAAATAAGGGCATATTTGATTTGACTGGTAGCGTCATCTATCCTGAACAGTTCACAGATAAACGTCAAACTTTTGATAGCGATACAAAGGCATGGGCAGATAACCAAGAACCGTTATACGTTACTGACGCAAATACTGCAATTGATTGTACTTTCGGAGAAATGGCAAGTAATATCATAGAGGGGTATCATTACCAACAAGCTGATAAACGTTACAGAGTAGATGAACTACTTCGTTCGGCGATGGTTAATACAGGCTACAACATGGGTTCTTATTGGGCTGATTGGTGGTTTGATAGCTACGCGAATGAAATGCGTGCAAGTTATGGCATCGAGAATTGTAAGGTTAGTGAAAAAATACATTATAGTTCTATGAATGAATGGACTGGAAGTGTGTCTTTTCCTACTGGTGTTGTTTTAGCACCTTATAAACCAAAACTAAACGAAACGGACACTAAAAAACTTAAAGGGGTTTCTAGTGCAACAAGTATTTGGGGTATTGGTGTATTAAGAACAGAGCGAAGTACAGAAGATTGGTTTAGAGAATACGAAGATTCAAGAACCAGACCAGTACCAACGCAAATTCTTTTTGCTAACTATAACACTAAAAAAGCATGGTTATTTCAACAACAAACCAACGGAACGTGGAGCAAAAGTGGAGAATTCACGATACCAGGAAGTGCCACGGCATTCGCTAGAGCTTGGGGTATTATACCAAAAAATGGAGAATTGAAAGGTAATGTTATCATGACAGATAAGAATTACGTTGATTTTCCTGCAAACGCTAGACCGATAACGCTAGGAGTGGAAGCACTGTTCCCAGTTATCAAGTATAACGAAGTTAAGTTTAACCCTCAAATGTACGCAACTGCTTACGATACCAAGCTATTTTGGTGGGGACAAAAGGCGAACGTAAGCAACTTAACTTATGGGGAGTGTGGGGTTCGTTCGGTTGATTTTATGACTGGTTTATGTGCAATAGAAAGGGTATATAAATGATTTCATGGTTAAATTTTGATGAGTTGCTAATTCACAACCCTATTGAGTTGATTAATTTTAGCAAGAGTAATATACAGGTAGCATTGAGTAAAAAACAGTATATTGATTTCTTTAGTAATAAAAGCGTTTATATGGGCTTATATTATAGCGAAGAAATGGACTTTTGTGTAATGTTTTATGCTGATCCTTTACAAAGTTCTAAAAGCGGAGAGATATACGCAGAGGGTTATATAGACGTAGACATGAAAATATATAGAGTTAAAGTGTTGAGTAATGTTTACACGCTAAAAGGTTCGAAAATGGTTCAAAAATGGGCTATAACTAAAACAGGTATGCGCGTAAGTCCTCAAGCTAAACAAATTACAATGGTTCAAGCAGGGGCGTTAATGAGGTGCGAAATTAATAATGATATTACAGGTTGGACAGACGGAACAACACAATTAGAATACAGCGGTCAAGATTTTATAATTGACGGTTACGGAATGAGAGGGTTACACAATGGATAGTACAATAAACGGTAAAACGGTACATATAAACAACCCGTTAGACCTTATAGGCTTAGGGCGTAGGGAAATAGAGTTTAACATCCCTAAAGCTGATTATTGGGAAATGTTCAAAGAAACTATGCAAGTTCCTACAATGAAACGTGGAGGGTATAAAAACTTGCTTAAGGGTGGTTGGGTATTTGTTGACCCTTTTAATCAGGGTAGGGATTTGTGGACTAAAGACTACTTCACAAAATCAGGTGGAACGGTATGGCAAACTTTTGGAGCTAACGGAGATATTTTTGATTCAGGTACTTACGAAAGTGGGTACTATGGTTTTAACTGTCCTAGTAATAAAAACGAAGAAGATTACGTTATTGGCAATCAATTGTCTTTCTTACAAGCAGGCAAAACTTACACTTTACAATGGGATATGAGGCGAACAACTTCTTATATAAAAGGAGATATACAAAGCTTCATAGGTGCAGGACCAACAGATGTATTTATTGACACTACTAAACCATTCTACGTTAATGGTTCTTTGTATCCAGTTCCTGGTGACGGTCATGTTAGTTGGAATAGTTTCATTGATTCAGAAGATACCTCTTGGCATAGGTGTACAATCGTATTCACTTGTAAAAACTCTATGATTGACTCGAGTAAACGAACCATACGTTGGAGAGCTAAAAAAGATAGTTCTTGGAAAGTGAAAAATATTATGATGTTTGATGGTTCTGAACTATTGGGGACTGAATTCAGGTTACATGATGAAGAATATTATGATTGGACTTTCTATGAGGGAAAACAAGGGATGCGAGAAGTGTCAGCAAACTTTGGTTTTTATTATAGCGAAGATTACGCTTTTTGTTCAGCATTCAAAGTCAATATACACAAAGGGTTTGAAACAAGAGGTTTTAATCCAGTTACACAAGAATTTGAATGTAAGGCAGAAGTGGAGAACTTTGCACAAATTGTCAACCCTACAATTAAATACTATCAGGACATTAAACAAATACCTGATAATGTGAATTGGAATAATACTATCATATACAACCCTAAACCGAACGGAATAGACTACTTACAATGTAAAGCTAAAGGGAACTACATGAGCTTGTACAAAGTCAGAGATGATAATTATAGTTCATACGTTCCTAAGCGTTGGCAATCTACATTTTTTAATTCAATCCCTGGTAGTAAATGGTTATATGGTGGATACTGTTATACTGGTACACTACAAACTTATGAGATAGAAAACTAATAATAAAGGAGAAAAAAGATAATGATTGAAACATTGAGAGCAATTGGCTTAGTTGCATTTATGCAGTTACTTAGTTTAGCACTAGAGTTTATAGACACAGGTACTTTAAAGCCTAATGTTAGAAAAAGAATAGCAGTAGAGTTAATAGTGTTGTCTGTGTATGTATCAGGTATGACAGTTTTTAAAGGGATGATTAGCGATGAACTAATAACACTCATTGGAACTGTGTACTTAGCAGTGGTTGTTAGTCATTTGTATAAGTTCTTGACTAATAAGAAGGAAGAAATAAACGGAGGAGATAAAAAAGAATAGTATAGTAGTATAGTAGTAGTGTATATAGTATGATAGTATGGCATAGCAATCGTTACAAAACAAATCTGTAACTTTGTTGTGCTTTTTTTGTTTTGTTTTTTTGTTCAAGTTTAAAGGGGCGTTATATAAAGGGGGGTGGGGTTTCTATCAAGCCTAACTCTTTGGAATCTATTTTTCTATTTTTCGTTTTGAAAAAAATATGATGTAATTGCTCATAAAACGTCTTATTTTGCGTGTTTAGATCTGCTCCTTGTCACTATCCTAGAAATTACTTAAAATGCAACACAAGCCAATCTGTTAGCTTACACGGGCATTATATGGCAAGTGGTGCCTCATCAACAACCA